GTTAGCAAATGTGCTAACCCCCTTCCGAGACTTGTTATTGATCAATTGATCGGTGCACGTCAGGAATCCCACAACTGAGTTGTGAGTTTACGACGCACAATTTAATTTACCCTACACCGAAGTGTCTGGTTTAACAAGCTTAGGTGTCTCTGTACCAACAGAAGACGCCTCCGACTTTGTGTCACCAGGTATACCGGAAGCCATGATTGGGCTTACCGATAACCTTGAGCTCACACGAGACAAATGTTTCTGAAGAGCAGTGATAGCGTTATCAGTACCTAATAATGTAGCGAAACCTGTCGAACCGAGTGTTAATCCAAGATTAACACAACGAACGATAAGGGGTCTCAGCTCATTTGGTATCTCTTCGAGATCCACATTGAGTTGCCTAGAGAAAGGTATTCCGTCATTTGACAGAACCAGGGTTTCAGTAACTTGAATCGATCTTTGATCGTTACTAAGTTTGGCTGTTACCTTCGATTGTGACTTACCAGTTTCAGATGCGGTTTTCCGTTTCTGACGTTTCGACTTTTTGTCTGAAATATCTGGAAGGTCCTGTTTCGATTTCTCCGGCTTGACCAGATCCTGCTTTGCTTCGTTTTGCATGAGTTATTTCCTCAAATGGAGATCGCTTATCAAGCGATAATGCGTTGTAGTGGAAAGTGTTCGGTCTATATCCTTTGATTCTGCGTGCCCTTAATTGGGTTACAGCTTCGCCATCGGCGATCAAAGAAGATATCTCGTTAGCATTTATCTGTTTAGAAAACCGGTACATCTGGTCTTTTAAACGGAATATGCTGGGTGATATTATGGAATTGGTGTGAAACTCTTTGAGGTTCTTCCAATTCTTATTTCCTTCAGAGTGAATTCTTAACTTCGCCGTGTATTTAGTTACCCGGTTGCTTAATTGTTCACCGTCCGCTGTATCACCTTGGTGAGTCAAGACGGGAAGTTTGGACCACTCTGAGTAACAAACCGTAACTTGTTCAGTCTGATACTGACGACTTGCGTCGATCTTGTGGACCTTACTAATGTCATTGACATCAAAGTAACGTACGCACCTCTTTAAGAAAAGGGCGATCTTGAAGGTCCTAGACCTTTGATCTACCTTGACTGAGGTACCATAAGATTGCATAGTGATGGGAACGTGGACGAAAGTCACATTCTCGATCTCTTTTAGCTTCAATAGCTTCCCTATGTCGAGAGACATAGCAGATTCAAGCTCGGGATAAGACATATCCAATCCTCCTAATTTCTTAGGTAATTGGATAGACCTCCTGAGGTCAAACTGCTTTACTACATTGTCCCTAAGGGATAGGTAGTATTGAAGGCCGTAGTCAGCGATAGCCGATAAAACTTGCGCTGCTTTCTCGTAAACACGAGGAGGCTTTGTAGACTTTATCAACTGTCCGTTGATTATCCACTTACCGCAGAACTCATACAGACTATCAGAGACGATTGATTTGTCCTGATTGATCTGTAGATTAGCATCGACGAGAAACTTTAGGTATCCTTCAGCATACTCGTCACCGTAGCAGAAACCATCGTCCCCGACTACTCCGAATCTCAGAGTAGTCTGGTGTATGATATTCTTCTTTAGGTGCTTAATCGTAGATAGCTTAAGGGGATTACCCTCGCTATCGAGTAGTTCTAGACTAACCGGGTCGAATTGATAATTCTTCTCGGTTACGGTAAGCTTTATGGAAGCTGCCATTTGCACAAAAGCGTGTGCTAAACATGCTAGGTGAAAACTCGGTCCCGTACCTAAAGGTTGACCACTTTTCCAAGTGACATCACATTTATGGTTATCGGAATAGTAAGATTTTCTTGCTAACAGAGTTAAGGCATCTTCAACGTAAGG